CATTTCAAAGGGCAAGTGACTGTCAACAAGATGGAGAATAGCCCTAAGGCTTATTCTTCCTTCTGGCAAAACGGCGAAGCCGCAATGGCTTCATCTTCGTCTAGCGACGATTTGTTCTGACGCCTTCTTCCATCGTTGTTTCTTGGGGGCGGCAACGCCCCTTTTCTTTCATGCTTCTCAACGACAAGCAAATTAGCATTCTCGCTGAAAACGACATCATCTTTCCTTTCACTGGAGAGAAGCGTCGTGAACTAGACAATGGTACGAAAGCATTGTCTTATGGCCTGTCTCATGCTGGCTATGACCTGCGCCTTTCTCCTGAAGGCTTCATGGTCATTGATAACAGCGTGAGCAAAGACTTTCCTCTTGACGTGAAGAGCTTTGATACGGAGCTAATGGAAGAGCAGCAGCCTCGTCAAGAAAATGGCAGCACGTTCTTTGTACTTCCTCCGTTTTCATACGCTCTTGGCGTTAGCCTTGAACGCATCTCGATGCCTAACAATGTGATGGGCATTACGGATGGGAAGTCAACGTATGCTCGTCAAGGCACAATCATTAACGTTACGCCAATTGAGCCTGGCTGGTCTGGCTATCTCACTATTTGTATTGTCAATCCCTTGGCTTTTCCAGCAAGGATCTACGCTAATGAGGGGATAGTGCAAATCACTTTCTACCAGCTTGACAGTGACGTGGCCAATGCTTACGGCGATGGCAAGTACCAAGATCAAGGAGCTAAAGTGGCCTTTGCTGCTGTATAGCTTGTGAGTGCTCTCGAAGATCAGTTTCTCGGGCTTTGGCAAGCTCACTACCCCGACCTTTCATTGATTCGGGAATTCAGCGACGTTGAAGCTTGGGAAACTGATTTTCAGGAGCGCTATGCCAAAAGCAAACGCTCAAAACGTTACAGGGCAGATTTTGCACATCTTCCTTCTCGCTCTCTCATTGAAATACAAGGCGGCACTTTTAATCGTGGCCGTCATGTTACTGGCTCTGGCTACGAACGAGACGCCCGAAAGTTTAACTTAGCCATGCTTTGTGGCTGGAAAGTATTTTTGCTTACTTCCCAAACGGCCAAAGAAATCGCCTGGCTTGAGAAGATTGCTGCTGTTCTGCGAATGTCTTGATGGCTTCACCAGCTTCGCCAAGCAAAGCGTCTGCTGCTTCTAAGTCCATTTGCTGAATCTGCATGGCTTGACGCAGTTCAAGGTTTTCCTTAACAAGCGAAGCAGTGGCATCTTGCATGTTGCTCCAGCCCTGCATCATATTCCATGCCACCTCCTTGAGCTTATCAATGTCGTTGCATTCTTCCAATGCCTTCTTATTGGCGACAAGGGCAAAGTCCCTTTCCATGCTCCGTTCAAAAGGCCCCATCTCAGCAATGTAGTCGCGTCCGTTGTAGCTTAATGCTACTGGAATGGAAAACATTCTTGACATAGGGCTCCCGTCGTTTGCTTTAGCCTAGCGATGCAGAGAAATGGCAGGCAGTTTGTTTACGCAGTGGACGATGGAAGGAAAGCCGAAAAGCTTGGTACGGCTTCCTTCAGAGCCCTCCCGAAAACGCCAGTGTCCCACACTTGGGAAGTTGGGCAAACCGTCGTGTATGTGCAGCCCACTGCTGCGGGATGGATGCCCACAAGCCTCTTGGGCACCATTGCTGCCATCGTGAAAGACGGAAGACAAAGCAAAGCTCGCATTATTTGGCACGCTGAAACGAAGCTGGCGCCTATTATTGGCTTCCAGAGGCTCCGCCCTTTTCTGTTGGTTCATGACTTCCTCGCTCTCTCAAGCCATTGATCCCCTCTGTGACGGTATTAGCTTTGTCAGGCTCATTGATTGGATGGGAACTTCGCTTGACATCGTTTGTGATGCGCGGCAAAGTTTCGATCAAGCCTCTCTTGAATGGACTGATAAAGATCAGAAGCTTCTTAACTATTTGGTGAAGCATCAGCACACTAGCCCCTTCAGGGGCGTTGTCACGAAATGGCAAGTGAAAGCTCCGCTGTTTATTGCTCGTCAATGGTGGAAGCATGTTATTGGTGGCACCTATGCCAATGATCAACTTGGCTGGAACGAAAAAAGCTTTCGCTATTGCGAAGCAGACGACGACACGTATTACATGCCTCGTGAATTTAGGCAGCAAAGCACCAGCAATAAACAGGCTTCTGCTGGCCCTCTGGAGCTGTCTATGAATCAAATGGCGATGATCGAATATGCCAAGGCATTAGAGCAGGCTAAGCAGGCTTACAGGGCGCTCCTGACGCTAGGCGTGAGCAAAGAACAGGCTCGTGGAATCATGCCAATGAGCACCTACACAAGCTTCACTTGGACCTGTAGCTTGCAAGCCCTTCTGCATTTTCTCTCATTGCGCGACAAGCCTGATGCGCAAGGTGAAATCCAATGCTACGCTCAAGCGCTGGCCACATTGGCCCGCCCTCTCTTTAAAGAAGCCTTCCAAGCATTCGAGGAAAATGGCAATGCCTTTTGAACAAGCCCCTGAAGCTTTCCATCCAGTGGAGCGCCCCATTCATTACGCCAGCGGTGGCTTAGAAGCTATCGAGGCAATGGAAGCAAGTATGACGCCCGAAGCTTTTCGCGGCTTCCTGAAAGGCAACATTCTGAAATACGTTTGGCGCTATGAGCAGAAAAATGGCCTAGAAGATTTAGAAAAAGCCAAGTGGTATCTTGGTCAGCTCATCTTCGCTCTTGAAACTGATCAAGAGCGTGAAGCTCTAGCTGCCATTGAAAACAATGTTGACAATGGTTGCAAAGATGGCTTCTGTCCAATGCCAGGCATTCGTTACGATCTCCCTGGTAAACAAGTGCTATTTGATCCCGTCCCAGTAGATAAAGCCTAAGCTGCCTGCCATTCTGTATAACAAAAGCCCCCAGAAATGGGGGCTTCTTCTTTTGACGGTGGAATGTAATAATCACGCTCCTCCGCAAATGCTTCAATATCCTGCAAGGAAGTGTGGGCGCTAACAAAACTATTGTGATGCACCCACGCCAAAAGAATTTCTTCCCGCTTCTCAGTCCAGAAGCGCTGTGGGCGCCACCATTCAAAAATAGGCTCAGCTCCTTTTAGTAAATTACATGCTTGACAACTTGGCACTAAGTTATATTTTGCGAAATGAGGCCCGCCCTTGCTCTTTGGCACAATGTGATCAATAGTCAGCTTTTGATCCCATCGCCCGCAATATGCACAGGCGCATTGCCCGAGCGGTCCTCGCAAGGGATAATCCTCGAAAATGCTCTTACGGAATCTTCTTCTAGCGTCTCCAGGGCGAAGTTCAATGAGAGAGTAAAGCAGCTCATCGGGACCATTCGCTCTTGGCATGGCACTATTTACTTTTTCTGCAAACAATCTAACGGGCAACAAGCAAATAATGCGTTTTAGCTAATATAAAAATTGCAGGGAATCCCCATGGAACCATTCAAGCAAGGCATGGCCAATTTTGTGGCCACTATCACGGCTGGCATGCTTCTTTCCACGGGAGCCATGCTTATTACTGTCGGCAATCAACAGGCCAAAGTGGCAGTGCAAATTGAAAGCATTACGGAAAAACTTAGCGCTCTAACGGACAAAATGAGCGATATTGAAACAAGAGTGCGCAGCCTTGAGATTAAACGCTAGGCTTTAGGAACTCCCCTTTCCCATCTTTTAGGAGAATCATCATGACTGGCGTCGAATGGTTCGTTGTTGGTGGCATCATTGTTGCTGCTCTTGATCAAATTATTGAGCGCACTCCCTACAAAGAAAACAATATTCTGCAACTGCTTCTGACTGGTCTTAAGGCTATCTTCCGCGTGAAGGACTGAAGCCATGTGGGCTTCTAATAGAGCATTCTGGGATGAATGCTTTGCAATTGCCCGTAAATGTGGTGCTCGCTATCCAGAACTTGTTGCTGCACAATGCTGCCTAGAAAGTGGCTTTGGAAAGCACACCTCTGGGAAAAATAATTTTTTAGGACTAAAGGGTGCGGGCACCACCACTTCCACTCAAGAATTTTACGATGGTCAATGGGTGACAATCAAAGCAGGCTTTATTGACTTTCCCAGTCTTGCCGCTTGCATTGAATATCTTGTTGCGCGTTGGTATAAGGATTATCGTCAATTCAAGGGCGTAAATAATGCGCCTAATCGTTATGCAGCGGCACGCATGCTGAAAGAGCAAAGCTATGCCACTGATCCAGAATATCCTGCAAAGCTTTCAAAGCTTATGAAGGAATACGCTCCAGAAACTACGCAATTTACTATGATTGGTCCCAAGAAGCGTCCTCAAGATTTTGGCTTTAAGCCTGGTGATTCGCATTTAATTGTGAACGATGCAGTGGAAACCATGAAAGCTTTTTCTTATGAAGGAAAGCTGCTGTGGGAAATTCCCTGCCTTGCTCGCGGGCAATATAGTGACTTTGAATGGAAAATTACAAACTCTGACACGCCCGTGGGGGTATACGTGTTCGGAGAGGTATATAAAGACTACGAGCGTGTAGGCGATAAGCCTGCATATGATCGCACTCTAATGGCGTATGGCTGGTACACCTTCGACATGATTGACTTGGAGGGTCAAGAGCGGAATAATGGTAGAGCTGGTATCGCGTGTCATGGCGGTGGTAGCGCTAATGGCTGGCCAGGTGCATGGGCACCTAATCAGCCCCTAGTTCCTACACATGGATGTATTCGCCTGAAAAATGTTGACCTTCGTGACAAAATTCTTCCTCTTTACAAGAAAGGTAAAATATTTTGTTCGGTTTTCCAGGAAGGCTAATCAACGTGTTTCCATATTTTGCGCAAACGAACAGCGCTAATAACTGCTTGGCTTACTCCGTAGATCTTCGCTAAATCAACCTGCCTTTCATTGCTTGCACGTATGCATAGCACATCGACTTCAGTAAGTTTACTGGCAGGGTTCGCCGTGCCGCAAAGTAAGGTTCCATGCTTGACTTTATCTGCTTCGTTTTCTGCTTTAGTGCCCCATGCCAAATTATCAAGCCTATTATTGCTAGGATCGCCATCTAAATGTCTAGCTTCGCAATTGTCTGGCCGTGGCCCGACAAAAGCCTCCAAGACTAGCCGATGAACAAGATGTTGCTTGTCCGGATTGCGCAAAAGAACTTTCTTGTATTTTCTGCTTTTTCCCGATGGTGATGGAGTGAAATAGCGAACTCCAGTTCTCCTGCGACCAGAATTAGCTCGGACCCATCGGTCTAAACTTCGCACCCGACCAAGATTGCTTACCTCGTAAACCCCTTCGTATCCAACGACGGGGCGCCATTCTTCTATCATGAACATGATGCCTACCTCCTTTAGGTGTCCGTGGGCAGGGAATTGCACTTCCGCTGCCCTTTAATCTTAGACGATACTGAAGAAAATATGACTCGCGAAAGTTGGTTTAATGCTCTCTGTTACGAAGCAGGACTTTGGGCCGTCTCACGATGGCCCTCTCTTGCTTTTAATCCATGGTTCAAACTGCTCATGGAACATTGTCGTCCAGACTGGACAGAATGGAAAACTAAAATCGCCATGGAAGCCATTGATAAACAAACTGCTTCTCTCGTGGAACAATGGGAGAAAGAAGAGAAGGAAAATAAAGCCAATGCTCTCGCATGGGAAGCTCATAAGCTTTTTCCTGAAGCCAAAATCACTCCCCTTCCCAATGCCATTACTCCGTCTGTTCTTATTGAAACAGCCCCACCAGCAAACGCTAGTGAGGCTGTAAAGGCACTAGGGGGAGAGTTGAGGATTACGTACCAGCTCCCCAGTTCAGAAGCGCCCTGAGGCGCTTCCACTTAGCTAGTTCCTTCTCGTGATAGTTTTCCCAGCTAGCAATGGCTTCGCTGAGCCCTTTAATGGCAACAGCGGGATCATCATCAGTGAGAAGCTCCTGAAGAGCGTCTGAGATGTGATCCACTTGCTGCTGATGCCACTGGTCCTTAAACGCATCCATAAAAAGAGGGCGTGAGCCCTTAGTTTAGCTGGTCACACTACTTCCACCCAGCCAATCATGCCTAAAGCTTTAGCGTTCACGTCAGTGTCCACGGTAAGAATCAACGTGTCGCTAACGCCAGAGGCATTTTGCCCCAGCGCTAAGCGAATGGCTTCTGCCACTGCATAGTTATTAGCACTGCCCTGACTGACAAAACCAGAATCAATCACAGTGCCCCCCGTAGCAGTGCCGCTTGTCGTCACTTCTACATTGCCCCTACCATTGCTGGCTGCGCTCCAAGTAACGCCAGAAAGCGTAGGGTTTAACCGTAGTCGCCACAACACTACGTCACTAGATCCAGTAGTTGTAGAAATCCTCACGGGAAGAATGACATTACCAGTGCGACCACTGGCCATACGAATGCCAGCAGTAATGCGTTCTCCAGAAGTGTTGGGTACTGTTGAAAGACTATGCGACACTGAATAAATGGCACCATCTGGCTCGTAGCCGCCTTCGCTCAACAAGCTACAACAAACATGCTTCATTGTCGCTGAAGACGTTTGAGCACTGGCATTATGAATGCGATAGGACAATGGCAGGATAGCTGTTGTCATATAGACGCTATCCAATGCATTGAAATGTTCAAACTCATGGCAATAAACTATTTCTCCGTCAATAACAAAGCCACACCTAACACGTCCCACTCCTAACCATTCCAAATCGGCAGTAAAGATTTGCGCCTTGGCAAAATCAAGAGAAGAAAGCGTGTCGATGTTCCAATCGCTTTGATTTACCACGTCTTCATTAATAGTGCCAGATGCATAACTTCTGACAACGAATTGCACCGTGGCACCACTGGCGCGTAGCATCACGCCATTTTGATCATTAAAAATCCCCACTTCTTGAATGAGACCAGAAGCAAGAGGAGCACCAACAAAGCTTTGCAAAAGCATCATGCTTTTACCTGCCTGATACGGGAAGTTCTGTTTAGTACGACGAAGAACAGTATCTCCCGATGCAGTGGTGGTGCTCATTGCCACACTGCTTTGATGCGTTAAAAACGTAGAAGTGCCACTACCAACAATGCTGTCAAACCATTGATCAGGACGTTTGTCATAGCGCATTGTGCTATCAAAAAGCGTATAGGGAGCACTCGTGCGCTGTCTGCCGAAGGCATCTACGCTGCCACTATCGGGGCCTTTTTGTAAAATCTTTCCTCGATAATCTGCCTCAATATGAGTTTCAAACTGTTCACCGCCTCTAATTACTTGTCCCATGAGAATAATGTCTTTCTTTTATTGTACGCGCAAAAAGAAAGGGCCTTTCGGCCCTTTGCTTATTTGCCCTGTCCTTTGCGCAATTTCCTGCCGTGACTAGCTTTGCTGTTTTTGCCGTTGCCCTGGCGAGTCATTTTAGGTTTACCAGGCGTAAAGAGCTTTTGTCCGCTAATGCCTACTTTGCTTCGGGCTGCCATGGAGAAAAGACGAAAACAGAAGTTTAGCTAGCCCAGGGCAGGCCAGTGCCTTTAGTGGGGGCAGCTTGCTCATCAATTTGAGCTTGGAGGGCAGCTTCAATTTCAGCCACTTTCTCCTCGCCAAATTTATCAAGCAGCCAGCCCACTACAATTTCTTCCGTGAGATCAGCAAACGGAATGGCTTCATCTTCCTCTGGCGCCTCAAGACCAAGAGAGCCGTACGCCGAGGCACGATAAGTGCCATCGAAGGCTTCAATCGTATAATGCAAAGTGTAGACAATGCCGTTGGAAAGCTGACGCTCAAGCTGAGCAATCTTCCATTCGTAAGTAGTAGCCATGATTAATCAAGATGGTCTTAGTTAGTTTAAGAGGGGATCACAGCACTGGCATCTCGTATTCTTTTGTTGTATTGCAATAGTGTTTAAAGATGATTTCACTTGTGTTGCCTGCCCATGCTGCAACTTGCGGCACTGGAATGCCAGCCTCCACCCAACGACTAATGGCAGTATGGCGGCAATCATACGGGCGATACAAATGGGAAATGATTTCAGCTTCATGCAAAGGCATTAGCTTTTTCCTGAAATAACTCTGAAATGCAAGCCTATCCCACGGGAAAATATATTCATTGTCTTGCGGAAGCTCGTCAAGCATTTCTTGGCAGCGACTATTCAAGGGCACCCAACGGCGCTTGTTTGTTTTAGTGCTGTTTTTCAAGCCATGAGTGAGTGTATAGTTTGAATGAACAAGAATCTTTCCATCCTTGATATCAACCCATTTTAATGCCCTTACTTCTCCAGTGCGCATTGCAGTTTGCAGCATAAATTCTGTATAAATTGACCAGTTTACGTTGCGATAGGTGCGCTTTGCTTCCAATGCCGCCAGCACTAGTGCCGTTTCGCTGCGAGGGATGACGATAATTTCTTCATCGCGCTGAGGGGCTTTTGGCATTTTGAAACTTGCTAGCGGGTTTTTGTCAAGAATACCAACGTCTTCTTGCGCTGCCCAGCGATACATCGTCTTCACGTACATTGCCACGCGACGAGAAGAAAGCACTGGCTTTTCTCCTAAAGTCCAAATCATTATTTTCCTTGCATCGTTAATATTTTGAATGGGACAACGACCAAGCCACTTTTCTACTTGTTTGTAGTCAGAAGTGAGACTGGTAGCACATAAAGAAATGGAGCGCTCTTCCATGAAGGCGCTCCAGAGTTGAGAGAGAGTGGTCATGGTCGATGGAGAGACCAGCCAATGTACCAGGTTTGCCCTTGGCTGTCAAGGGTTCAGGATGAAAAGCCCGCCGGACGAGTCAAGACCAATGGTTAGGTATTCTGTTGTGCCTTGAACAAGATTACGACAGGCTTTCTTAAATTCAGAGGTTTCTTTTTGTGGATACTTGGCTTCATACTGCATTGTTTCTGGGTTCAAAACATTACACTCTGGATCTCCAAGATAAAAGCAATTAACAGCTTGTCGCGCTTCTTTTTGTTGTTCAATGCTTAAAGAGAAAGTAACGGGAACCTTGAATGTTGCAATTAAGTTCATGATGGCGGCAGTCTCTTTTTTGATGACCTCTGTTTCTTCTCGCGTTTGTTTAATGCGACGATCAAGCGGTTCTAGCCAGTTGTGTTCAGACATTTTAAAGAAGGTGACTACAGGGTGCTTTCGTTAACTGCTTGCCTGATCTGGCAGAGCACATGATCCTCTGCTTTGGTGTTGCCGGAGTCAAGGGCATTAAGTAGCCGAATACAAAGCGAGCGGTAATCGGTGGACACGCAATTTTCGCTAGGAAAATTTGAGCTCCGATCTTCTTCCAAGAAAGTTCCTTTAACGCTTTCGGAAAAAGCCATGATCAAATCGGCCATGTGATGAGAACAAGGTGACTGCGAAGACTTATTTTGATCTTCAATGGATTGATCTTGTTTGTCTAAATGACGCTCAAGATCTTCAATTCTGGACAGTAAGCCTGCCAAAAGACGAGAAGTTTCCCACGCTCCTGCGCACCAAACACTGATTCGTCCATCTGCTCGTAACCCAATTTGTTCGTTTATTTGGTTGGCTTTTTCTAGGTCAGTCATAGAGATTAGTGGAAGCGACTACTGATGATCGGGAAGTTGTTCAAGAGCGCGGCGGATGGTGTCTGCACCAAGTTGAGTAGAGCTGTTATTGAGAATGTGAGCTAACGCCTCTAGCGCCTGCTCCTTCAAGCTTGGCGGCTCGGGCTGGGATAGGGCGGCTCGGGCGCGGTCCAGCACCTTAGCGTTGGGGCCATCCTCGCTTGCATAGCACTGCCATCCTTCCAGTTGTTTCACCAGTTCAGCGCAAAGTGCTCGGAAGTCAGTCATCGAGTTGCTCCAGTGCGCGGCGGATGGTGTCGAAACGTTGAGACCACTCCGCTTCCGTTAAACCAAGGTCAGCTTCGGCAAGGGCCTGTAGCGCCTGCTCCTTCAAGCTCGGCGGCTTGGGGCGGCGAGCGGCGCGAAGTTTGTCTGCTGTTTCAACGTCAGTCCAATCGCGCACAAACCACTTACAGCACGCGTCCAGCTCTTGGTCCGCGCCCCATTGGGCGGCTTTACGGGCTAGGCCGTACTTGGTGGAGTGATCTTGCATCCACTGCTCTATTAGGTGCGGCGGTGGGGCAATGGGATGTTGTTGTGTCATGGGTGATTAGTGGTAATGACTACTTACCCCAGCGGGCAAGGACAGCGTGGAGACCGCGCAGATGAATCTCGTCAACCGTCCCACCTTCACTGAGGCAAACGGTGTCAAAGACTTGCAGCAACTCCTCATCCGTCGGCCCCTGCGGCTCGGGCTGGGTCTGCTGCCTGAGAAACTCAACCATCAACCGGTGTGCTTCGCCAGCATCAGCGATGAACTCGCCTTTGTAGTGGAAGCCTTCTTTGTCGAGGCGGATCACTTCCTCTTTCTGAGAGCTGAGCGTGATGTTGCTGCTGGTGTCGAGCCAAGCTTCATCAGCCGTGGCACGTAATTGCTGGATGAACACTTCCAGCTCTTCACGGTGTCGGAACTCTTGGATGTAGTAGCTATCTTCATCGTTGGACAGAAAGACCTTTCCGTCTTTAGCCCAAGGTGTGTGGGGAACGCCCCGGTAAGCTTGTTGGGTCATGGTCTCCAGGGGATCGTGGCCAGGGGCAGGAGGTGCAAACTCGCTGCCCAACCACATTACAGCAAAAAAAAGCCATTGCGCAAAAAATAGATCCGACTGACAAAAAATGTGTCAGCCAGACCTGTTATGCGCAAGAACGTTTAGAGAGTAGGACTACGAGGCCTCAGCGAACCAACCATTCATCAACGGAATCGCTGATATCGCGCATCTTGATCCAGCGGCTGCCGGTAGGTTGGCCTTTGCGGATCCGCAGTTTGCCCATCAGGCCGACGCAATCCCA